CTCATACTCATTTAAGCCTGGTGCCTGATTGCTTGTTATATTATTGAACAGTACATCAAACTGGTCTGAAAACTCTGGTCCTGTCATATTGTTTATTGCTTTAGTTTTGCTTCAATGCTGAACTTAAGCTCCTGATGCTTAGGTGCAGCTAAGTAAGCAGCTGCTATATTAAATGTAGGCTCTTGGTTCATTTCACACAATGGTGAGTTATCCTCTCTGAGATATAGATAGTCACCTCTCCTAGAAATGATACCAGCCTCAATTGCTTTCTTAATCAATACCTTAGTGGGAAGAAGTTCATCCTTGACAATGGTGAGGAACATCTTAGCATTAGACTCAATAAGGTCACTTACCTTAGTCTGTAGTACATCAATACTTGTATTGGGTGCAGTAGGTCTGCCATCCATAAGTTCTACTACCAGCCTCAAGATGTCTATGTCATTCTCAATCTTACCAAACTCCTTGTAAGACTCCTTCTTAGCAGTAAGCTTAACCTTGGCTGCACTTGTCTGATCAGATTCCTTGACAATAACAAATTCATAGGTTGCCTTCCTGTGGTCCTGAAGAGCTTGGATAGATGGGGCAATCTTATCCTTCCATGCCAACAGAATCTTATACTTGATATAATCAATGGGGTCTGCTAGATTCAGGTAATTGTCTTGCTTGGTAAGAACTACCTTAGCAATACCATTCTCATTAGCATCACTCCAGAAATTGTTGACCATGTTATGAACACTAAGGGCATTTGGCTCCAATCCGAGTATATACTCTAGGTAGTCTTTCTCGGCATTAGTAAGGACATTTACATATCCTCCTGACCTAAGCAGAGGAACACAGAATGTTCTCTTTGCATTCTCAGACATACCACCAAACAATACATGCTTAGGGTCAGTAACCAGACCTGTCTGCTTATTGACGTGTCTTACAATCACTCTCTCATTTCTGAGACAATTGACTAGACCACTATGGTCTGGTGATACTCTCACTACTCTCTCAGGAGCCTTAAGTGCAGGTTGCTGTTCCCTCATAGGAACTGGCTGCATTTCCATTTCTGTATCAAGAGCAAGCTCAGGAGCTTCCTCATAGTTTACCTTCTCTTCTATATTAGCTTTATTAGCCATAACTTCTCCATTTTAAACTTGTTTATAAAAAGAAGTAGGGTAGGTAGTTCCCTACCCTACTATAGTTTCACTTAGCCTGCAAGTACAGCAGGAATCAGTGATAGTGTCCTTGTTGGGTCAAGTACACAGATACCCAGTGTAGCCATTCTGTGGATAACAGCAGCATCCTCGTCAAATGACATATAAGGATTGTTCTTCTGTCCTGTGAATGGGTTTCTGATACCCCACTGGTATCCTCTGTACTCCTCGTCTCCCTTAATCTTACACTTGAAGATGTTGGGCTGGTCCATAGTACCGATGTCCATAATATCATACCTATAAGAGAAAGCAGGTCCACCAAGTGGGTGCTGAATCTTATTTCTGATTGGGTCATCGTAGTATGGGTCAACGTCAATCTTAACCCTTACATTGTTAGGAGCCTTATACTCAACAAACTGGAAGCCTGCGGTAAGTGCATTCTCATGCAGATTGCTCTGAGTCTTCTGCACAATACCAATAGCATCACCATTGATTGTGAACTGAGTCCAACCACTTACAGTCTGTAGCACTGCCTTGTGGAACTGGATAGCACCTCTCTCACCAGTCTTGATAAGGAAGTATCTGTCCTGACCCTTCAGGCTTAGCTTAGCTGCTGACAGCTCATAAAGAGCATCCTCAATCAGCTTCAGGCTGAATGTGTTGTAGTAGTAGGTATTAGCTACCTCCATCTGCTCATACAGACCTGCACCAGTCTTAATGGCAACACCAGACTTACCCATGTTCATGTACTCACCATTGGCATTTCTGTTAGACCTACCAAATGCAAGTGCATTGTTCTTGTAGTCTGAGAACTGCTGCTCAACCTCCCAATCAACATAGTGCATCCACATGTTCATTGTGGTCTTCTGACCTGTAGTAGTAACCACAGGAATACCTACAGCAATCTTCCTGTTAATCTTGTTGCCTGGAACCTTGTGCTGGATTCTGATAGTAGAGAACTCATTTCTCATACCAACAGGAGCAGCGAACCTCACATCACCAACCTTCCTAGAAAGCTCACTCTCTACGAAAGCTGCCTCAATGCTGAACTTCTCACCCTCAAGCAGTCTCTCAGCAGGTACACCGTCAGTGTTACCACCAGCTAGCTCTACCTTATAAACTGCATTGGTTCCTTCCATTCTTGCATCACCAAGGATTCTGAACTGATAAACCTCATTCAGATTACCAACGATGTATTCACCGTCAGCAAACCAATCCTCTGCAAACACTAGATAGAATGGCATTGTACCTGCACCAATCATGCCACTAGCAGATGTTACAACACTACCATTCTCATCCCTAGCCTCAACAAGTGGAATGTTCCTTCTTGAGCTACCAACAACGTCCCATGTGTACTCATCATCAGACTCAAACTCCCTAGTTGGGAACTGGTTCAGAAGAGTGTCAAGGGTCTTTCCCCTCTGGAAAGCAAGTAGTTGTACCATCAGATTAGTAGCCTTCTGAGGTGCCCTTTTAAAAATAGCTCCAAGGTGATTGTCTTTAGTTAGACCCTTCCAGTAGCTAAATTCCCTTGTCTGAAATTTACCTAGTAAATTAAAAGCCATAGTAATTAAAAATTAAGAATTATTTTTTAGTTTTTAGATGTCGAGTCTAATACCCTTTCCAAGGTAATCCTCGGAATCATCAACACCACTGCTGTACCTGAGGTTTCCCTCATTATCTCTAGCTGTGTTGTTAATCTTACTTTCCAGAGCACTATAACCCTTTTTCATCTCTTTGTTTACTTTACCTTTG